AGCGAGCAGAAATAGTTAAGTCAGATTCAATTAATCAACTATCGTTAGATTTTGAAGTATCGATAAGCTCGATTAGAAATGTACTTTACCGCAGCGACTTATGGGGACACGTCAAATGAAATATGAAGAGTTTTTGAAGAAAAAAGACTTTCGCGTAATTGATGCTGGATTTGATGGGGAGTCAATGTGGCTACCAGGAGCTATAAAACCTTTTCAGCGCGATTGTGTTGAGTATGCATGTAGACGTGGGCGTAGTGCTTTGTTTGCTGATACTGGGCTAGGAAAAACACTTATGCAGCTATCATGGGCGCATCGTGTAATGTCATACACAAATAAGCCTGTATTGGTTCTAGCTCCACTTTGTGTGGCACAGCAAACAGTACGTGAAGGCGTTAAGTTCGGCATTGAATCTAAATATATGCGAATTCCTGAACAAACAAGCGAACAAATACATGTTACAAATTATGAAATGCTGAAAAACTTTAATCCTGAAAATTACAGCGGGATTGTGTTGGATGAATCAAGCATTTTAAAAGGTATGAATGGCAAGCTAAGAAAATCTATAACTGATTTTGCGGCCGCTATTCCATATCGTTTAAGTTGTACCGCTACGCCATCACCTAATGATTTTATGGAATTGGGAACGCAATCAGAATTTTTGGGGATTATGTCTCAAACTGAAATGTTAGCTACATTCTTTATTCACGATGGCAGCGATACAAGCAAGTGGAGATTAAAAGGCCATGCACGCAAGAAGTTCTGGGAGTGGCTTGCCACTTGGTCAATTGTAATCCGTACGCCAGCATGTTTAGGTTATGAGGATGCAGGATACGATTTGCCAAAGCTGCATATTATTGAACATGTAATAGAAACGGATGCCACTGATGGCCTATTTATTGATATTGCGCAAGGGTTGCAAGATAGAAATAGAGCAAGGCGTGATTCTGTAGATTTACGAACTGCAAAAGCTGCTGAAATAATGAGTGAGTGGGATTGTGGGATTGCTTGGTGTAATTTGAATGATGAATCTGAATTAATAACTGACTTGGTTGATGGATGTTATGAAGTTACAGGTTCAATGACTCCAGATCAAAAAGAAAAAGTATTGATTGGTTTTGGTGATGGTAGTGTGATGAAAATATCAACCAAGCCAAAAATTGCAGGATTTGGATTGAACTGGCAACACTGCAATAAGATGCTTTTCATTGGTTTGTCTGATTCATGGGAGGCGTTTTATCAGGCCGTTCGCAGATGTTATCGTTTTGGGCAAACGAAAGAGGTGTTTGTCCATGTAATAATTTCAGACCGTGAAGGCGCTGTATTATCTAATATTAAACGTAAGCGAGATCAAGATGAGCAGATGCGCAATGAAATGCAAAACATTATGCGCGACCTTGTACGCAATGAGATTAAAAAAAGCACGGTAGAAAAAGCAGAATACAAGCCAACTAAAAAAATACAAATTCCATCATTCTTAGGGTAAAAATATGAACGTACTAAATCAAAAAATTACAGAAAACTATGCAATCTACAATGCCGATACTGTTGATGTTGCTAGATCATTACCGGATGAATCGGTTGACTTTTCAATATTTAGCCCGCCTTTTAGCTCACTTTATACTTATTCAAATTCAGATAGAGATATGGGTAATGTAAAAAGCGATGCTGAATTTTGGGCGCAATACCGTTATTTGATAAAAGAACAATTCAGAGTTATGAAGCCTGGCAGAAATATTGCTATCCATTGCATGAATTTACCAAGCAGCAAACAGAATGATGGATTCATTGGCATTAAAGACTTTCGCGGCGATATTATTCGAGAATACCAAAAAGCCGGATTTATCTATCATTCAGAAGTTTGCATCTGGAAATGCCCAGTAGTCGCAATGACACGCACAAAAGCACTCGGCCTGCTTCACAAAACGATTAAGAAAGATTCTGCAATGTCGCGCATGGGAATTCCTGATTACATTGTGACAATGCGCAAGCCGGGTATTAACACTAAGCCAGTAGTGGGGGAATTTAAATATTATGTAGGCGATCAACCGCCAGCAGGATTCCTAAAAAAAGAACGTGATGATGGTTCTCATTTCTGGATGCCTAGCGATTCCAATACTAGTGTTGACGTGTGGCAAAAATATGCCAGCCCGATTTGGGATGATATTAATCAAACGGACACTCTTAACTTTCGAGAAGGTCGTGATAGTGATGATGAGCGCCACATATGCCCATTGCAGCTAGATGTAATTGAGCGCTGTTTGCAGCTATGGAGTATAGAAGGGGATACCGTTTGGACTCCATTCCTTGGCATAGGAAGCGAGGCATACATGGCATTAAAGATGGGCAGAAAAGCAATAGGCGCAGAATTGAAGCCAAGTTACTTTGAATTAGCTGTGCGTAATATTGCGCAAGCTGAAAAAACACAATATTCATTATTTTAATGCGTTGCTCGCGATGCGGCAAAATAATCCGTGAGGCTTACTACGTAAAAGGTAAGCCTTACGGATCTGAATGCGCAAGACGTCGAGGCTATAGTGATAAGAAAATAATAATTAAAAGGCCGATAGAAATAGACGAAAAGCAAGGGGAGTTATTTTAATGAGTGAATATATATTTGAAGGTGAAGTAGTAAAGCTAAACGTAAAAGATTTTCACAAATGGCAGGACATGTACCCTAACCTTGATTTAACGGCTGAGCTTATACAGATAGACGAAGAGTTCAGCATTAGATTGCGTGAGGGAGAAAAGCTTAAGAAGTGGTTTAGTGAATGTTATGCGAGGCTTAACGGTAGAAACAAAATAGCACAACGTAACGCGCCTAGAATGCCACAGGCTCAGCGACTATGCGACAACACAGGCAAGTCAATTAATCGTGGGGCAGTAACGCAAGCAGAGTTAACAGATCGAAGCTGGTGGAGTGAGAAATGAAAACACCACAAGAGATAGTAATAGAGATCCTGGAGCGAGTAGGTTTCAAGCTTGCGCCGATAAACCTTAAATATAACTTCTACGAGTAGGTGAGATGACATACGACCAAGAGCTAACCGAGTACAACCAGAACCGTAGCAAGTTCAATCACATCAAGCCATACGCTGGTAACTTGTGGATAGTCTACGCCCAGCTAGTGGTTCCAACGCTGAAAGAAGCTGTAGAGATTAGAGATAAGTAGCTTGCATTGCGCGCAATAGTATGCAAGAATGGTTTTGATGCAACGACTTGTTAAGTGAGGTGACGAAGTGAAAAAGTTTCTATTAAAGCGTTACATGAAATACACCGAGACTCTTGAACTGGAAGCTGAGAGTTGGGAGGAAGCCAAAAAAGCTTTTGAAGACGGTACTGAATTTGACAGAGTGCATGACGATACTGCGATTGATGAAAGCATGGAATTTTTAGGGGATATAGAAAGCACTTAACGCCGTTATAAATTGCGGCAGTAGATAGTGAAATGTGCGGCGACTTATGCCGCATCCGTTTGATAATTTTGTTATGAAAGGTAAATTAAATGCAAAACAACATTATTATTGATGGTTTTCATATTGCGGTTTGGACTAGCGATTTTGCTAACCCGCCATGCGTTGCAACAAATATGACTGTTGCGATTGAAATACTGGAAGGCTACGACTTGACCGAAGAAGAAAAAACCGATGTTACAGAATTGCAAGCTGGTTATTGCAGACTTATTGATGAGCGCGGGCTAAACGGTTTTGGCGATACTGAATTTGAAGCGATTGCAGATTTATTTAGCAAGGCTAAAAAAGTTGAAAGAGTAGATTCATAACGCCGAGTTAAAAGGCGGCATGAAGATTTAGCTAAAAACACAAATGGGCAGACCGTCCATTTTGAACGACTTGTTAAGTGAGGTAATCAGCGTGGGAACTGGATTTAAAATTGACGTGGTACTTAGCATTGGTTGTGTGTTGTTCTTGCAGTTTTGGCCTACGCAAGCCGTTCAAATTGCGGTGAGCGAGCAAATGAAAGGCGGCTATGTGGCAGGCTGGGCGAAACACACTTAACAGTTTATTCAACTGGTCGATAAATATATCTCCAAAAATCGGGCGTGTATTTATCAACAAAATCATAACTTTAAAAAATGGCACGTTATTTTCTTTGGCGTGCCGTATATTTACATAATTATTTGGAGAGTAAATGAAAGATACAGAAGAAGTAAACAAGAACACGATTGCGAGCAGGAAGTTTCGTGCAAAGCTTGATTCTGAAGAGAGTGCAGAGATACGCGGAGTTAATGCACCGGTAGATCTACATGATGCGCTGAAAAAAAAGTTTCGGCAGATTATCAAGATCCAGCGCTTGATTGGTAATAGTATGAATATTGAGATATGAAGCTATTTCTATCAGTGCGCGGCAAAGGCCATACACCTACATCCAGAAAGCAGTTTTACAAACCAGAGTTACCAGCTCGAATGCTGATAAGATTGTGGGGAAAGGTAGATGTGTTGGGTAGACAGGATATTGAAGTCGAATGCGAAAACCCTTTAATGTTATTAGAGGTTAGCAAAGAGATTGAATCAATATCTGAAGAGTTTTTCGGTAAGTTCAATGATCGTATAGAGGCATGTACATTGATGTTTGAGCTTGAAGGTAAGTCATCAGACGCTTACAAGCTTAAGCATTCAATACCAAGCTTTGGGTATGATGTTTATATAATTTAGGGTGAACACTCGGTTCGTAGCCGAGACGGTTTTATATATTTAACAGTAGGTTAACTGATTTTATTTTACACCAATAGCACCCCTGCACCCTGCATTGTGCGTGGGATTAATGATTAATTTTATACCTACAAATGAGGCGAATAGATATGGGCGTATCAATAGGTTCAACAATTACCAATGAAGAAAGAGCAGAGATTATAGAGCTTGTTGCAATATTGCAGCAGACAATTCTGGAAGTTTCTCACGCGCAGCAGTGCGGAGCTAGCTGGTATACAAAAGGGGAAAAAGGGCTGTACAACCAAGTTTATAATTGGGTTGGTAAAGGCCAGTCCGCGATTAATAGAATTAAAGATATATTGCAGGACTCGGAAGCCAATGGCACACCAATAACTAAATAAGGGGAATAGCATGAGCACCCACGCAGAAGATTTAAATAAGCAGCTTGCTATTAAAGATTTAATTTTTGAAGACATGTATAAAAAACTTGTTACGCTTAATCTGGCTTTAGAAGCGAGCAATGAAGTAATTAAGTGCTGCAAAATCGTTATGAAAGATAACGATCCGACAAACTACAAGCTAATATTTGGGGAATAGTATGGATTTGGAAGAGTTAAAGAAAAAGTATCAGGAATTTAAAATGCAGGGTGAAGCTGCATATCATAAGATTGGGTGTGAGGTTTTGTATCTAATCGAGCGCTGCGAAAAGGCAGAGGCTAAGCTTGCTGAGATGGAGAAGCAAGAGCCAGTCGGCTACATGGTTAGAGGTAATTTCTTTCACTCGCTATTAACAGCCGAGAAGTCAGCAGGTCATGTAACAGCGAATCATGAAAATGTTGATGTGGTTCCTGTTTACGCACTACCAGTACCGCAACAATCAGAATGGCAGGCCAGCCCAGAAGATATTGAGCGATGGCTAAATGAGTTTGCAATTTGGTTTTTTAACACGGTTCCTGTATCACTTTCCGCATATTCACGAAGTGAAGGCCGATGGCTTAGCGATGATATTGAAAGACGTTGGCAGTCTTATTTGAAGGATCGCAAGTCTTTATGGAATTCAATGCGCGCCATTTCGCAGCTACCACCAATAACTAAATAGGAGGGGCTATGGCACACGTAAAAGTAATTGACGGTACGATACAGCTAAAGTCTGTCCTTGAGTGGGCGTTTGCAATTATTAACAAAGGACTTGAGGGTGGATCTGTACAGTTAACAGTTGAGCGATATGAAGAAAAGCGCAATAACGAGATGAACAAAAAAGGCTGGGCGTTGTGGACTGATATTAGCAAGCACTTAGAATGGTATGGCAAGAAGCGATGCCCTAGATTCTGGAAAGAGTTTTTGAGCTGCGAGATGGGAGAATCTGAAATAGTACCAAACATGAACGGCAATGGCTTTTTTGTGTTTGGAGTAAGTACAAGTGAGATGAAAGTGAGAGAGTTCAGTCAGCTTATTTTAATTACTTATGCCTTCGGATCATCTCATCAAGTACCGTGGAGTGAGCAATCACTGAAAGAGTATGAATCTTATTCGCAGGCTCAACAATGATAAAGACCATAAAGCAAAAGCGCTGCAAGTCATGCAAAGAGATGTTCACGCCAAGTAACTCACTTGTAATCGTGTGCGGCATGGCTTGCGCTTTAGAGTTTGGTAAAGCTTCGGTAAAGGTTAAAAAGGTTAAGGCCGTAAAAGAATACGACAAAGTAACGCGCACGATGAAACGAGAGTCAAACGATAAAGATAAATCATTCTGGATGAAGAAAGCTCAGCAGAAGTTCAATGAGTACATTCGAAAACGCGATGAGATGAAGCCGTGCATAAGCTGCGGAACGACTAGCAATGTAAAGTTTGACGCTGGGCACTATGTACCATCTGGACGAAGCGCAGCATTAAGATTTAATGAGTTTAACTGTCACAAACAATGCTCTAGTAATTGCAACGTGCATTTAAGCGGCAATCTTATTGAATACAGAAAATCATTAATAGTGCTGTACGGACAAGAAAAGGTCGAGTGGCTTGAAGGTGTGCACGAAATGCCAAACTATCGACTAGATGACTACAAGCAAATTCACGCAATTTACACGCTAAAGCTGAAGGAGTTCAATAATGATTAAACTTTACAAAATAACTGATAGCGCAACATTCCCAACACGCGGCACAGAAGGCGCAGCAGGTTACGATCTATACGCTAATGACTCGATGATAATACACGCAGGACGCCGCGCTTTAATCGGTACAGGTATCAGCAGCGAGTTTGATGACGGCACAGTGGGAATGATTAGACCGCGCTCAGGATTGGCAGTTAAGAGCGGCATTGACACATTAGCGGGCGTTATAGACTCAGATTATCGCGGCGAGATTAAAGTTTTACTCATCAATCACGGGTCTGGCGACTTCAGTGTATGCCGTGGTGATCGTATCGCACAGATAGTGTTTAGTCCTTGCCTGCACAATGTAATAGAGGGCGCTGGAATGATCAGCGAAACAGAGCGAGGGGCTGAAGGTTTTGGGCACACTGGAGAATAGAGTTCGATCATTCAGCATAGAGACAAACCCGACAGAGTGTTATCACACGCACAAGCTTCAAGGTACGTATGCTATATACTACTACTCTGTTGGATTAATACAGTGCGCAGAATGTTTGGGCTGGCAACTGATACGAAAGCGGATAAAAGTTTAACAGTACGCGAGTACATAAAATAATTACAAATATAGCTTGCATTGCGCGCAATATATGTTAATCTGTAATCACTGGGTAGCAATTCAGCCACCAGAACCAAGGGTGAATAAAATGACCGCACTAGAATTGAGATTAAAGATTAACAAAATGTTACTGAAAATGATTAGCTCTAAGGGAAACGCAAAACAAAAACTGAAAGAAAAGATAGTTATGCTTGAAGTTGCTTATAAAGAAATTGAAGGCTGGGGTCACACTTATCACTGGCAAAAAGCATGAGTAAGGACAATGGTGCGAAAGCGCCAACTCTTAAAAACTTAATAAAAACAATGGTGAATATCATGAAAACTTTAAACGTAAATGAATCACTAGAAGCATTTGCAGCAACTTGCGCTAAATGCGAAGAAGCAAGCAGGTCAAGAGGCGTGATGAGCATGGAAGATACCGCACACGTAGAGCGAAAATTGCTAGGCATACTCAGAACGTTAAACGGCTCACGTTATCAAGATGTGAGAGATGAGCTTAAATCGTTAGCTGATGTAATTGATATGTCGGGACGCAATCAGTAAAATATAAGCATTCGCTGCAAGGCACAAAGAGCAGACTGGTTCCGTGGTCGATAAGCTGTGGGGGTTGCTAGAAATAGCGATTGTCCCCAACAGGCGACTGGTGAAGAAATACCCACGGATTAATAGAGCTGCTTCGGCGGCTTTATTTTTATCTACTAATAAAAAAGGTGTACTATGTCAATAATGCTAAGTTTATATGTGGGAATGATTGTTGCTGCTGGTTTAAGCGGTTTAGCAATTATGATGAGCTTAAATCTAGCGTCATATAAAATAACATTCTTTGAATCGTGCGGCGTGTTTTTGGCGTTTAGAGTTGCCATGTTTATGTCGTCTAAAGATTCTGAATTAACTAATGATTTTGTACACTATCTCAGTGTGGAGCGTTCAAAATGGGCACTAGCTACGATAGCGGTGTGTGGGTTTATGATTATTTTGAAAAGATTATATTCTTGCATGAGCAGAAAGCAAGAATCAAAGAAGGGCATCTAGATCCGGTTATAACTACATTTTTGTATCAATTGAAACACTTTCAAAATGGTGGTAATGTGAGCACATATATTCCTTTGGTGCGAGCGGACAATTATGCGGGAAGGTGCAGACGAAAGAACACACACAACGCAATGCCAGCGCGATCAGGTGTCTGTTGTTGAAATGATACAAGAAACGCTAAGTGTTACTAAATTA